TTCTACGCTCAATGCAAACTGCCGGTTCTATAGCCAGACCAAGAGCTTTCGTCAGCTGTTTGAGGAGGCAGTCTCCTCATCGATGACGTGGTCAGACTTCCTTGCATCGCTCAACCCGACTACCCAGTACACCTGGGTGCTCCAGCACCCTGAGAATCGTGTAGTCGTAAATACCACAACGCCGGCGATTGTCTGTGTACAGAAGCAGATGTATCTAAGTGGTACCCTAGTGAATGTGACGGACCAGCCGACGCACCACGATGTTGCCAAGGTTGAGGTGGCGTCTTGGAGCGAGCTGAGCGCAAAGCTCCAGCTGGAGAATGTGCAGTTCAAGCATAACTTTCAGGGTTACGTCATCAAGAATGGTCTGAACTTCCGCTGGAAGATTCGGGGTGAGGCATACAATCGTGTCCGCCGGCTTCGTGGCAACTCGGCACGCCGTGACTATCTGTGGCTGAGCCTTTGGCGTGCAAACACGCTACGGGATTACCTGACGATTTACCCTGAGGAGCGTAACTCAGCCAATGCTATTGTGGACCGCTGGAAGACGATTAGCCGCACGGTATACAATCTGTATACGGATGTGTTCAAGGCTCGTAGCCTACCGAAGGCGCAGATTCCGCCGAAGTACCGCCCGTTTGTCTTTGGGATCCATAATATGTACATCAACGAGCTCAAGCCCCAGAGCAAGACGGTGGACTGGCAGACCGCACTCCAGTATATGAATAGCAGGGATACGGCGCAGGCGCTGTATGCTATTAACTGGGAGGTGCGCCAGCAGAACCAGCAGCAGGCGATTCCTCTGGAAGCGCCAGCGCACGCAGGTGCCGATAGCAACACCGAGTCACAGTCGCAAGAGCCCTTGCCGTCAGCGGCATCCAACCCGCCGACGTATGAGGCACAGCCGATGACGGGTGTCGTCTAACCACCTACTGCCCACCACCCACCAATTAACACAATTCAACACTAAACCCGAAACCAAATAAAAATAAGTAAACCTTCAAAAACCCATAAATTTTTCAATGCCCCGCCCCTCGTTTAAACACGAAAACTAACGAAACTTCATACGTTAGAGCAATGTGCGGCATTTGGGCTGCATTAAAAGCCGCTGGGCTTACGAAGGTGCAGGCGCTTGCTTATGTTAAAAAGCTAGAGCCACGGGGACCTGAATATACCGCAGTCGAAGATATATCCGGTGTCTTGCTAGGATTTACTCGGCTTGCTATCAACGGTCTAACCCCACTAGGTCATCAGCCGTTTCTCCAAGACCAAATGGCAACGGTATGTAACGGTGAGATTTACAACTACAAGGAGCTCGCCGCAAGATGGAACCTTGACCTGCCTGAGGGCACGAGCGATTGTGCTATCATTCCCCACCTGGCAACCCATCTTCCGCCAACGGAGCTCGTCCGTACATTGGACGGTGTATTTGCCTTTGCCCATGTGAATACTAAGACAAACCAATTGCTGGTCGCACGGGATCCATACGGCGTACGTCCATTGTATGAAGCCCAGTACGCCAATGGGTCAACCATTTGGTCTTCGGAAATCAAAGCCTTTCCCGCAAACTATACCGAAATTCAGCCGTTCCCACCAGGTACGTGGAGACTTTACAACATCCTTACAGGCACCCTCATCAGTGAGCATAAGTATCATGAAGTCCCTCACGTGAAGATTGCGGCTTTTGGATTTCCTAGCGGTCTATCGTTAGCAAAGGTTGCATTACACGATGCGCTTAAATCGGCAGTGAAGAAGCGTCTGTTGAGCGATCGTCCTATTGGTGCGCTGCTGAGTGGCGGTTTGGATAGTTCGTTAGTTGCGGCGATTGCTGCCCGTGAGCTCAAACTAAACAATAAGAAACTTCATACATTCAGCATTGGAATGCCTGGTTCAACAGACCTTATGTACGCAAAAATGGTGGCGGAGTTTATTAAGTCTGAACACCACGAAGTGGTTGTGAGTCCTGAGGATTTTCTCAATGCTATTCCGCAAGTGGTCCACGACATTGAATCGTATGATATTACAACAATACGAGCTAGTGTTGGCAATTGGCTCATTGGCAAATACATTAAGGAGAAGACCGATATTAAGGTAGTCTTTAACGGTGATGGCAGCGATGAGATTGGTGGAGGATATTTGTATTTTTACAAGGCGCCGAGTGATGAGATGTTTGAGGCAGAGTCTGAACGGCTTCTCAATGAAATCCACTTATACGATGTGCTCCGTTCTGACCGAAGCATGGCAGCCCACGGCTTAGAAGCTCGTACTCCCTTCCTAGATAAGAATGTTGTGGCGACGTGGCGGTCAATTGCTACATACCTCAGACGTCCTAAGAAAAATAATGCCGAGGGACGTGGTGCAATGATAGAGAAGTTTGTTTTACGGGAGGCGTTCGTCCATGACCACTATCTACCACTTGATGTACTTATGCGTAAGAAAGAGGCATTTAGCGACGGTGTCTCCTCAACGACTGATTCGTGGTACCTCAGAACCGGTGAACATGCAAAGACTCTTAACACTACAAATCAACAAATACAATACACGCATAATCCGCCCACCACCGATGAAGCTCGTTGGTATAGGCAACTCTTTACACAAAACTATGGCGATAAGGCGGCGACGCTCATCCCACGGATGTGGCTGCCACGATGGATTGAGGGTGCAACGGACCCAAGTGCACGTACGCTCAAGGATTTATATCCTTAAAGTAAGGAATGATTCACGAAGCACTTCTAATTCTATCAGAGGTGATTTTATCCGCATACCCGATGTTGATTAAACTCGTGGATGTGAGTGTTATTTTCCAAACGGGTCTGCGTATGGCAGTGTTTACAGCGTTGGCTGCTGTAGCTGCTATCATGACAAAGAACCCACTCGCCATTGGGTCCCTCCTGTCCACAGAAACATTAGCTACTGGCGTTCTTAATCTTGTTCATGTATTTACAAGTTATACGGCGTTTGACCAGCTGACTGGCGGTAACGCAATGGCGCTTTTCTATACGTATCCTGTATTTAGTATCCTGGCTACCGCAGTAGTCTTTAAGGAGGAAATTCAACTAACGTCAATCCCGTGGATTGTTCTTGCGTTTGGTGGCGCCATCGCCCTTGCCCAACCGACTACAACAAATTGGACGATGATAGGTGTCATCAGTGCCCTAGTCGCCGCACTGACCGAGGTCGGTATATATATTTGGTTCCGTTGGCGTAGGGAGAAAGAAGATACACAGCCTTGGACGAAGATGATACAGATGTACGGCAGCAGCGGCATTCTATGGTTAGTAGGTATTATAGCAGCCGCCGCAATAGGCGTTCTTGCCAAAAATACATTCCATATTACACCGAGCAGTCTCGGCGGCATTCTTGCATTCAACTCCTTAATAGGATTTGCAGGCTACGCCCTGAGATTTTTCCTTATTCCGCAGGTGAGCACACTGCTTTTCAGCGCTCTTTCGTTCTTCGGTATTTTTGCGGCATACATATTTGATTGGATTTTTACAAGCCAGAAGCCCAACGCAATACAACTCGCAGGCGCCATTGCAATTATTATAGCAAATACGGTGCTAGTGACACGGGAGATTGCCTAAGCCGCTGCCGCACCGGTCTAAATTAACCCCATATAACAAGGATAGGATGGCTGCCACACCCGCAAATAGCCTAACCCTAGTGAGCACGGGGCTAGCTGATTCACGTTTGATATCCCCAAAGGGCAACCCAGACATACATCAGTTTATACACGTTGTAAATAAGACAACCCGTTGGGCAGCGCAATGGAATAAAGTCAATTTCGACGGCACACCCGAGTTCGGTCAGCGTGTGTCGGTCACCGTACCGATGATTGGTGAACTGATTAACGGGGTGATGGTGGTCGTCGAAATGCCAGACATTTATAAGGCACAATTGTTAGCAATCCAGGTCGCCAATGGAAATACAGATATCCAAGCAATTGAACCAAATAATCTAGGTAATTTCTTAGGTCCCCTTTTTGGCTGGACGAACTCCTTAGGACACGCATTGATTCAACAGATTGATTTGGAAATCGGTGGAGAAATTGTGGAAACATTGGATGGGCGACTTATGGAAATTTTAGATGAATTGAATGAGACGACAGAATCCGCACTCGCCAAGAATTATATGATTAAGCGTACCGCCTACGGATTCACAAATACAACATATTTGACACCAACGCCTACAAAAGTCTATATACCAATTCCGTTCTGGTTCTCGAGACCAGGCATTCATTCGCACGCTTTGCCAATTCAGGCGCTCGCAAACGACCTTGTACGTATTCATGTAACATTCCGTCCAATTAATCAGTTGATTTATACGGAAGCACGGGCAAATCCACTTACAATTGGTCTTCAGAATACGCAGGCGTACACTCCGCCCTATAATCCAATGCTTCCCTTGACAGGCTCTCCTTTTTGGCAAGTGAATCCACCGTCAGGTCCAACGGGTCCGGTATATACAATGAATGCAAATATGGGTAACACCCCCGTTACGGGTGGATTTGTACCAGGTATACAAATGCCGCTGCGCTTTTCACCGACTGTAGCGTATGTAATGATTGAGTATATTTCGTTAGAAGAGCAGGAGGCAATCGCTTTTAGAACGGCGGAGTTGACGTATCAGGTAGAACAGCATTTTGCCGTTCCGGTTGAACAGACACTTGGTCAAACAGAATTCCATTTAGATATACCGTACTCAAATCCTACAAAGGAACTGTTGTGGGTTTTACAGCGTCCTGAAACTGCCAATTATAATGCGTATTTTCTGTTTACGAGAGATTTGTTTCCAACGCCGGTTGCACAACCAATGGACGGAACACCGCCTCCAACAAATCCGTCTACAATTCCGTGGTGGCCGAATGCCATCTTAATACCAGATAGGGCAAATAATTGGCAGATTCAGCCTGGATTTTATAATGCGTATTCTGAGCCCTTGGCAGGTGCTGCGCTTCATTATAATTCCTATGAGCGGTTTGTCCACGAAGGTGGTAGCTTTTTTCGGTCAGTGATTCCGTCGCAGTATTATGTCAAAGAGGCGTGTATTGACCGTTATATTTATGCGTATGCATTTGGACATAAGAACGGCAGGTTGGAGTATGAGCCGAAAGGAACGGCAAATTGGGATAAGATATCACGCAAGGAGCTTTATCTTACACTGAATAATGCACGGGGTGGAGGACCCCCACCGAATTTAAATGTATATGCGTATGTCACTATTTGGAATATCTTTAAGGTGTATGGTGGACGTGGTGGTATGTTATTCAGTAACTAAATGCCCCCGCTTACAAAAAAATTGATAATAAATCAAATTTATTCTCAATTTGTAACAACACAATGTACATCGGATACGCAATTAGCTTAAAGACCGCCTTTACGATGTTTGGCTACCGACAGCCTATGGAAGATGCCCAGCCCCGCTATAATGTAATGAGGCAACACCTCGCAAAGCACGACCTGGACCTTTACTTTTACGACAAGAACGTCTATATTCTAGGCATGCAAGTCAACGAGTTTCATGCAGCCAATGATACTCACTACTCGGTCAGCGATGCGTTTGAACTTATGATTGTGTATAAGCATAAGGTCATTGCAGCACTGAAGGCAGCCGGTGCAAATCTTTCAGAGTTTGATATTGAGGTAATGGAGGGAGAGCCAACTAAAGTCCAAAATCCGCAGCCATACGTCATCACTTAGGTAGCCGGAATTGCTTTAATGTCACTTCTATTGTCTTTTTTGCTCCACGAGGTAAATTCACGGTTGCGATTCGACCGTACGCCGCAAACGATACCGTTCCATTCCAGCATATCCCCTCCTTAATATACAAATCAAAGCGAGACTTGAGTTCTTGGACCTCGGGGGATGAATACGGAATACCTAAATCAACTGTAAGTTTCTTCAAAACCGCAATTGATTCTTTGAGACGGTCTTCTTGTGGCTTCTCTGAAATTACAGGCTCAGACATTTAACCAAACCCAAGGAAAAAAGCGTTACTTACTACCGCCGGTCTCAGGAATGGGACCCGAAACTGCGCAGGTGCTTACACAGACATTCATTCCGTAGTAATAATCATACTTATTGTCAAATGAGGGGAAATTCTTAATACACGTGCTCGTTGTGTAGCAGCATGTTGTGCTGAGTTTTCCACAGTCGCCGCTAGGGTTATTTTGGACAAACTGAGCATATTGATTGACGTATAAAGCCCGTGCTTTAACTTTACGAATGGTATCGGATGCGTCCATCTCTCTATTCATGCTCCTGAAAACGTTGGGTCATATCCGCCGTAGCCTGGCGCTGATGAGGAGTACTAAATGGTGAGGAAATTACATCGGGGTCCTGGGCTGTTGTATTGCGACTGAGGAAGAACCCGTGCTGAGTGCCGAGCGCTGTTACATTACTCACCATTCGAGTCACCATGTCAACATCATTGTCCACCATAGCACCTTGCTGCCGACGAACATCATCTAGCATTTCGTCCACCTGGGCTTGGAGACGGATGATGAAGGAGCGACCGACAGCAGGTGAGAGTTCTAGGCGATTCTCTGCGCTGTTGAGTTCGGCAAGAGCGCCGGCATAGTTGCGTTGCATAAGCATCTCAGATACAGTCGTCATTGTGTGAACAAGCTGAACCCGCTGGAGCTGTTCCTCCATCTCCATTATATCAAGTCCTGTCATTGACGGTCCAACTACACAGCGTTGCTCGACGCCCTCCTCGGTCCAAGTAAGCTGGACTGGCGCACAATGACCACGAAAGACGACCCACTGGGGCTTATTTGCAATGAGTGAACCAACATTGTATACGTCAGGGCGTGAGAAATCCGTACCGAGTTCAAGGCAGTGACCCCCTGGTGATACGGCAAGAGAGGCATTTGAACCGACCTGGTCAATAAGTCCGCCAACAATATCGCCAATAATGGCGGGAATAAGCTCGGTAGCATCGGCGTAAGTATAAGAGCCACAACTGCGTACTGCCATATCACGAAGCATCTGAGCATTGTGCGACGTGCCGAAACCGAGGGTATTGACCGGCGTGCCGGTCGCTACACGTGCCGAGAGGAGTCGTAGTAGTCCAGCAGAGCTGGTGATTCCTGCGTTGACGTGCCCGTCAGTCATTAGAAAGACGGCGTTCATTGGCAACCCAATACCGCCGAGCACCTCAATCGCCTCCTCCATATTTGTACCACCCTCTGCCGTCAACCGGTCTACCATGCGATGAATATCAGTCTTGGCACGGGGATTCATATTTGCACAGTCAACAAGCAGCGATGCAGAGCCGGCGTACTGGATAATTGTAAGCATATCCATCTCCTCCATACGGTCAATCAGGAGATGTAGAGTGCGAATAACGGCGGCAATTGGAGCACCCTCCATACTTCCGCTCGTATCGAGCAACAAAGCAATATGGTAGGGCGAGCGTACAGAACCAGCAGCCCTCATAGGCAGAATTCGTACAACAAGGTCACCAGCGTAATAGGAGGCATCTACTTGAACGGGCATTGTATGCGCATTCAAATAATAAAAATCGATAAATCAATTTTTTTACTGCTGTGTATCACTCGCATAATTTTGGGTGAGCACAGTCACAGCACGTTTATATTTGATGTAGTCAGTATGTGACCGAAACGTAGGAAAAGGTGTGCCTTGAACCGGAGGTGTACTATTAGAATAACCAGCAAGTAGTGTCTTGCCTTCTTTAAATTTCAATGAATCGGCGGAGGAGCGTTCATCCGGTTGCTTACGAAAGAGTAGAACATCGCAGCTTTGTGCACAGTATCTCACTGTGGACAAAGGAAGTGCAGGATCTGGGTAATAGATATACGTCTGGTTAGAGCCGGTGTACGGCGGTGCTTGCGACGGAACTGACATATTTAATGTGCGATTAGAAATTCTTTCTCGTATGCTGATTCCATTTCAGGCAGGGGCACTTCACGATAATCACGAATAAATTCTACCACCTTACCTTTACGAATACTGATTACACCAGAATTCTTGGTAAAAACAGTGTAGAGTTTCTTTGCACCCCCAACCCGTCCTCCGCCCCAGTGATTCGCACTACGCTTCCACTTATTCATCGTCGCATCATAGACAAGTTGCGCACCTGAGAAGATGATGCCAGACGGTGAAACCACAGTTGTATCACACTGCTCGCATACAACACCGAGCACCTTTCCTGAGTACTGAATATCATCTCCAATCGAAACCGAATCCATACGCTTCCAGCGTCCGTCTGCCATTAATACCTTGGTAGAGCCGCCGACGCCGAGGCTGTAGTCAAGTACCGGCGCATCTCCGTCACCGCAAGAGCCACCGTTCAGGGCACATGCCGCCATACGCTGTGTCTCACCCACCACGGCAGCCGAGTCGTGCTCGTCGTAGTCCGCTACCAGCAATTCGTCCGACCCCACACGGAAGCGATGCCCACTGACGTTTAGGCATACAAGTTCGTTAATAGAGCCCACCGAAACCGCCAACGGGTGGTCCGCCGCCGGTACGAGACCCGCCGACCCCGCCAATACGTAGTGCGCCGCACTCACAACCACGTCACCGATACGCACCATCGGTGTTGAGTCGCCGGCGAAACGGAATACCGACGTCACAACTGGAGCGGAATTGTTAGGAACCCCAGCCAACACATCGCCAATTACAATATCAGAAATCGCCTTAAAACTGCCGTCTGCCATCTTGACCGGTGTATCAGGCGCAAAACAGAATTCAAATAAGAATTTTACAAGGTCATTATTGGTAAGATTGAATGCGGCTGTCATTGCAGATTGTCCCATAAAGAGTACAGCAAACATAGAGCCGTATACTTTACCCATCAAGTTCAAAATACGAATAAAACTCATACGAACATTGTTCATTAAGAACTGAATTTTGTTACGTACGCTCGCAATGAAATTTTCCGCTCCATGAAGGAAGTTCGCAAACATACCACGAATACTCATAGCCGCATTCATAACTGTCGCAAGAACCTTTTGGAAGGTTCCAAGGATATTGTAAATAGGTGCAAATACCTCGGCTGCTTTTCCGTTAAAAATATTCTGAACACAAAAGTTGAAATTATCACCTGGATTGTAGCCAAAATTGCCAACAAATGGCATAAATAATGGATTGCATCGATACTTTCCAAAATTCTTTTTGATATCGGCTAAATTCGTAAATTGTAATGCTACAGCCAATAATCCTATTTGTAACAATGTAACAAGCACAAAGACGATTATAATTCTTGTATAACCCTCTTTCCACGCAACCAACTTATCAAACTCTGATGGTTCTTCCATGACGAAAACCTCCTCTGTTGAAAGCCGTGATTTTACTTGAGTGTTTTAAACTTCCCCCGCCGTTCCCTTTTCTTATATGTACGATGTCTGCGACCACCTGATGTCTTATTCGGAGGTGGAACGGGTAATGTTGGAGATGCCGGTGGAGTGCCACTATTTTTAGTCGGGACTACATTCGGTTCAGCATCTATAATATCCCAACTAGCTATGGAGAAGAATCCTCCCATTCTACGATTTCTACATATTTAAACCGCCGGTTAGTCGAGTGTGCGCTTAATCCACGCAATATCGGACTTGAATACCTTGCTAGCGATAGGCGATGTACGCTTAGTATATGTGGCAACTGCCTGAAGTTTACGGCGAACCGATAGAGAGCCATACTTCTTTACTGCCTTCTTTAACGCAACGTGGCGATTGTGTGCCGATGTCTTGACTACATTGGCGTAACCGAATTGTGATAGTTCTCCCTCACGTAGCGGACCTATACCGGGGGACCCATTAGGACCACGATAGCCTTTGCCTTTACGACCAATGTCTTTAATCAAAGCAGAAGGGACACGAATACGCCGACCGTTCTTTAGCTTACGGGTATATGCAACACGACGTATATACCCACGATGCTTACGGGTTATAGACATATACCTTCTATTACGGTTTTAGAAATTGTATAATTCATATACCCAATTCAAGAGGATGTTAGCTTTCGCAGGTTTAACCTGTGCGCTTCTTGTTGGAGTACTTTACTTGTTTGCGAAGTCAAACCAAGAGGAGGTTCTTAACAACTGGGACGAGTACAATAAAAATATATTATTTGTCTTTTTCTTAGCACCTTTCTATAAGCCCGATGGTGACTCTCGGTCCCGGCTTCAATTTGCACTTGATAATTTTAACAATTTGCTATCAACAATTGCTAACCAAACAATGTCAACTATAATGCAACCGGTGATGCAGATTTTTAGAATGCTTACAGATGCTATTGAACAAACGGTAGGAGGATTATTTAATGTGAGAGGATTGCTTCAGGCGATGTGGAGCCAATTCAATAGTATGACGGAGGTATTTATGAATCGTTTTCAGGGAATATTAACCTCTTTGCGTGCGACATTTATGAAATTACATGCGGCAATCGGCAAAATGTTTGCAGTGTCTGTTGCGGGTATTATGTCAGGTCTCGCAGCGTTTCAAACAACCTTGAGCGTATTTGACCTTGTTGTAAATATTGTAATTACAATCTTAATTATTATTGCTGCTATTTTCATTTGGTTGCCATTTCTCTTTATAGCGATTATTGTCATCATTATTTTGGCGGTAAATATGATTGAGCGGTCAGGACAGGGCGACAAAATTACGGGTATTGCGGGAGTGTTCTGTTTTGAAATAGGTACTCAAGTGGAAACAAAAACAGGTACGCAGCCAATTGAATCGGTCAAATTGGGTACCGAGCTTGCTGACGGGGGCATAGTACAAGGCACTCTAGCATTTGAACAAGATACAGATAATATGTACGATTTATACGGTGTACACGTAAGTGGTTCGCATATTGTCTACACCGATACAAAGCCTATGCTTGTAGAACATCATCCCGATGCAAAGAAACTGCCTCAGCAGCATCGCAAAGTCTATTGTTTTATTACATCAACCCGTCGTATTCCGGTCATCGGCGCCAATGGCACACTCCAGTTTGCCGATTGGGAGGAGTTGGAGAATACTACGGAAACCCTGAAAGAGTGGAATAAACGGGTATTTACAATGCTGAACCCGCAGCAGATTTACGTAGAGCCGAGTACACAATCTCTGCATTCAGAGGCGGGCTTTACGGGCAAAGCACACGTAATGACACCATTAGGACCGTCTGAAATTCGTGGAATAGTTCCCGGATGTAAAGTGATTGACGCCGACGGAAAACAAACTACAGTACGTGGCGTTGTCCGACTCGCTCCGAATGAAGTGAACAATGCGGTACAGTTGAGCGAGACCGCCTATATGTCATCCGGCAATTGGACAAAAGTCGCCGATACCTGGATGCAACAGCACAGTTTGTGTGGTAGCAAGCCTACCGATGAAGAATGGTTCCAACTCTTTACGGAGTCCGGCACGTTCACGGTAATCGAGGGTGGACAATTTATCGAGGTGCGTGACTTCACCGATGTTGGACATTCAGATATTTCAAAGACGTACGATTGGGTCTTGGAAACTCTAGCAGCAGCGGAGAAAATCTAATCTATAACTAAAGCAAATGTCTCCCAGAATTACATTCGTGCTCGTCATGCTAGGTCTACTGCTCCTAGCAAATCTCCTGATGGTCAATGGATTTACCAACTATCCTATCCATGCGGAGGGATTCGTGGATTTTATGCTGGACAATGCGGCGCCGACGGGCGATAACTACCAGTCGATTGGTACGTATGATAATGTTGTGTATAAGCCGGCGAACGGCTTGTCCAACTGGCGTGGACCGGCGCCCAATGAGCCCCTACTGGGTCCCGATGTTGAGCTCGGTCCCGACAGCCTCTTTATGTTCAAGAACAACCAGTGCAAGCCCGAGTGCTGCCCGTCCAGCTACACGTGCAGCAGCGGCTGCGTCTGTACGACGGCGAAGCAGCGTGACTTCATTGCCAGCCGTGGCGGTAATCGTAACATCCCTACGGACCTGTAAACCCCCACTAATTCAACCTCCCTTATACTTTCATAATATGCTAAAAGCATATACTGAAATGAAATTAGATTGAGCGTAATAAACCGTATCCATCCGATATAGTATCTATAATGAGAAAGCGAAGTCCACTATATGAACTTACATACATATTATAGCAACTATAATTATTACTATCATTGACTGGAGGTGGATTATTTGTTATAAAAGGGTCTGCGGTAATAGGTGCACCAGATATTCTAAAATTTACATTTATAAGTCCTCCTAGTCCACTTGCCGGCGGACCTGGTGCGGCTGTTATTGATGCCAAACAATCCGATAGAATATATAATTGGTCTCCAAATACTTGAATATTATTACAGTAATAACCAGATGGTGTAACGCTCGTCCACGTTTCTGAACCATTAATACTTGCAGACGGGCACGATATAACTTTGCCATTATAATCTGTGCCCCCAGTCAAAGCTCCACTACTTCCAATATAACATGTTCCGTTTCCAAATGTAATACAGCTAAAGTTTTGACTACCGTTAGGAGCATTAGAAATATTATAATCAAGACTTGACCAGGATGTTCCATCATCTGTCGAATAATATATACCAGCGAAACCGGTTGGCGTTGTCGATGGATTGCCGGCAAGAGCTACAACAATAGTATTATCACGACCAATTGCGGCAATAGGAATTCCTGAAAAAAGTTGCGTCCAAGTATTGCTAATACCAACATACTTATATACTCTATTACTAAGTCTAACAATTAAAGAACTTAAATTACCATCAGAATTACAAAGAATAGTATTTATTGGACCGAAACCACTTGCAGAAACTTGGGATGATAATTCAGTCCAATGTTCGCCACCATCGGTCGAACGATACATGGTTTGACCCTCATATGATGATGTAGTTCCACCAGACGCATACATAATACTACCATTTGCCGATGATGCTACAGCGTGAGAATTTGTTATACCAATACCTTGTCCCCACGAAAGACCCCCATTATTAGAATAAAATACACCGCCATTATTTGGGGGGGTTAATTCGGCGGCTGCAATTAAATATTGACCGGTTGAATTGCCAGCAATATTAGAAAAATAAAGACCGTTACTAAATTGTACATCGACCCAAGACATTCTTTTTACTATTCTATATTTTATAAAATATATCTAAAACTATTCAATAAGTTCTATACCGGACATCTCTTTAATCATACGACGACTACAGGTCTCAACTAATAGTCCATTTGCATAGATACCATAATTTCCGTAATAGCTCTCGTTTTCGAGTGCTAAATTCCAAATTGTATGAATGCCCTCCTCGGTATAAGGCTCAGCACGGCTATCTAGGCACGCCATAAGTCGGTACTTACGGTCTGTTACAAAAATACGTCCCATATACTCATTAATATCCGCACGCTGTTTCTCGGTAATATCTGGAACAAGAATGGAATGGTCGCCTGTAAGTACTAGGTTCTCTAGTAATTCGGGGTAGTTAGATTGTTTACATACGTATAGACGTTTCATTGAGTGTAATGTATTTCCTGGATTGTACATTTTGGAGGAGCCAATCATATCGACCTTCTTATAGCCATCGAGTGATGTTTTTACAAGTGTACCTGGTGTTATTGTTTCGATTGGCAAATAGACCTCCTTATTATCGACCAGGCAGAGAATCTTTGTGCCTTCCTTGAAGCAAATATTGTTATTTGAGCGTAATATACTATATCCGTCAGTGTCAGGATTTACACTGAGAAATCGAAGTCCGCTATATTCACTTACATATATATTGACGCAATTATAATTATTATTTGTTATAAAAGGGTCCGCTGTAACAGGTGCGCCAGGTATACCTAAATTTACATTTATAAGTCCTCCTAGTCCACTCGATGGCGGGAAGGAGGCAAGAGAACTAAACGATCCAGATAGAATATAGAGTTGGTCTCCAAATATTTGAATATTATTACAGAAATATCCAGTCGCTGTTACTGGCGCCCATGTTATAGTATTAGCGGCAATATTTGCTGATGAGCACGATTGAACTAGTCCGTTAGAACTGAGAAAACTAGTAGTAAAAGTTCCAGCAGCTCCAATATAGCAAATTCCGTTTCCAAATGTGACAGAACTATATATATAAAATGGCGCCGCACCTCCACCGCCGGCGGTGGGTAATTCGCTAAACGTCCATGTACCTCCATTGTCAGTTGAATGATACATTTGAGGACTTCCATGTGATCCAGTTCTAATGTTGATAATTACAGTAAGATTTGGAGTTATAGTATTATCACGACCAATTGCTTGAATTTCATAAGTAACATCAAAATTTTCCGTCCAAGTAGTTCCGTTAAAAGACCAGACACTACCTCCAGATAAAATAATTAAAGAATTAAGATCACCGTCGGAATTACAAGTTATAGTTTTTATTTGACCACTAACTCCAGGCTGGGTTGGTATTTGAGTCCAGTGTTCACCGCCATCAATAGACTTATATATACCTGTTGGACTAAGGGGACCAAGAGCAATATTAGCAGACGCATACATAACAGCACCATTCGAAGAGGATGCTACGGCATAAGCAGTTATACCCACTCCGGACGCCGGTCCCCATGAAGCACCACCATTATTAGAATAATAAACGCCACCAGTATGTCCAGAGTCAAATGCGACGGCTGCAATTAAATATTGACCCGTTGAATCGCCCGCAATCTGATAACTAGGAACAACATTACTAAATTGTACGTCAGTCCAAGACATTCTTTTTACTATTCTACATTTTATAAAATAAAATATAGAACGAATTAATTTAGGCATCTACACACCCTTACCGGTAAAGGCGGCATCCAGGGACGCTCCTTGTAGAGGTGTCGGCATAGCCATAAATTCATTATCAATAGGAGTGCCGGAGGTTAGATTACCCTCATCAGGAGCACCGCTCTGTATCATCAATGAATTGTTGTGTGTCTTTGCCGTGACATCTTTCACTTCCTCCAATGCGGTCGAGGGATTCACATAGTTAAATGCGCTCTTTTCTGTAACCGGGTCGTGTGTCTCCTGCATGTTGACGTAGTTCTCAAAGAACTCCTTAGCGTCCAATGTAACTGTTACAACGCTGCTTAGCATTCCTTCACCCATACAAGTACGATAATGAATATGGGGCGTTAGCTCTCCCTTGATAGGCACAGTGTACGGCTGTGGCTTACGTACCTTGAGTGTGGCGACACCAGAGTTATCGGCGACTGCTACACCGGCGTTACGATAGGCAAGATAAGCGTGGCGCCAATCGTTGATTCCGTGTAGGTCCTTATTTGCGGGCTCAGATGCCCAGTAGAGTACTTTCGTACCGGGATCTACTAAAACATCAACGGACATATCAGCGTTTTCGGGGGTCTGCGCCTTTAATACTTCACAGGGAACAAGGGTCTTGCCGAGGAACGGTAGATAGCTATCACGATGTAAGCCAATGAGAAGTGCAGCAACGCCAACGGCGCCGAAGAGTAGATTTGCTAGAAGAACATTTTTGCCAGTGAGATATGAAATAAGGTCCTTGCCCATAAAGCTCTTAACACCCCAGTTGAGACCACCAACTATGAGTAAAACCATTGCAATTGCGTATGCCTTCGCTTTCCAATAGTTGTTCATTCTGTGTTATTCTCTGTTATTATGCTGCTAAAATCAATTCATACACTTTTGTATCTACGGGAATATCTTTTGCCGCACAGCGGAATTGCGCAAATATCGGCTTCTCTACCTGAACCTTTGGCATAGCATTGTGAACATCAGCGGCAAGGGCACGGTATAAGTCAAAATCAGGATAACGTTCTTCACCGCTGGGTGTGCGAAGGACATTCTTACCATCGTCATCCGTGAGCCATTCCCATAGCATATTATAGACAGCACTAGTAGTTTCAGGATAGAGTTTTGACCCTTCACGACTCATAATCTTAACGGGTGTCGAATTTGCAGGGCGGTCCGGAAAGAGTGATTCAAGCAACGATACAGCAAGGCGGCATAAATCGAAGGAGGTGTTGGGCTCGACCTTTTTGCCTTCGGCAGAGTCGTAGAACGGCTCGCAATTGTACTGAGTAGCAGCGTCGTTGCCAGGGAAAAACGCATCGGAAATGAAAAAGCCAACCTTAGGAATCGTAAACGAAGCACGACCAAAATCGATAATCTTCATTAGGCGACCGTAGGTAGGAATCTTCATATACCACGTCTCTTTACCCTTTACTACACGGTAGTAAATATCAGTTATTCCGGTGCCATTCCACATAATATTGTTTGTATGTAAATCGTTATGAACAAATCCGAAATAATGTTGTGCAACGACTAAACCGGCAATGACCTGGAAGAGCCACGCTGCCCAGCGTACATCTTTTGTTTCAAGCATAACAGCATCATCACCATCCTCTTCATCTAGGAGTGTATCCATTGTACCGTCCGCCTTTTCTAGCAGGGAAACCTGTACAGGGAAATTCGAAAACTCGACAAGCTCTTCAGGTTCATCGCTATCATACGAGCCGCCACTACCACTACCACCACCACTACCACTAGAGTCTGAGTCCGACTCAGACCCAGATAAACGCTTAAGCCTCAGTCGAGGATTTGTTAGTTTTACAGGCTCCTCACCACTTGTAGCGGGCTCCTCCTCGCTGACCTTAATATCCTCTACAGTCACTATACCACTATCGGCATCGACTGACACGAAGTCGTCAAGTGCTAACGCTTCTCCAGGTTGGGTAAAGAGTGTTTCTAACGATTTCTTCGCTACGGTCTCATCGGCACTCTCTTGATATTTGAATAAACCTAATCGCTGATGTATCTTCCACCACGATTTACGACGTAAAGAATCGTACTCTTCAGAGATGTTATATACATACTTATCAACACGAGCAGAGAATGTTCCGTAGCACAGGCACCAATGTGGCGAAATACGACTTTCAGAAAACTTTGAGGCATAGAGCGCAAAGAGTGCATCGACGTACGCCTCATTGAGCGGATTATTCACTTTCATAAGTGTATGCTTCCATAGTTCACTGGGTGCGGAAAGTGCGCCATCCTCGGGTAAGACATACTCTCCTTCCATTGCAGCAAGAGGGTCGACTAAGTGAATACGCTTAATAAATATATCTCGTTTTGTTCCATCGGTAAGCTTTATGGCACCTTCAAAACTAGAATCGCTTTGACGTTCAATATTACTAACCAACTCTCCTGAGATTCCGAGCCAGCAGGATTTTGTACCGACAAAAGACGATTCAAAAGACGGTTGTAGTTTTTCAAGTATAGAAAAGTATGGTTGGGGCTTTTTGAACTCGGTCATTGCTTCGTGAATAATAGTTGGCATTTGAGCACCACTTCCAGATAATGTTAGAGATTCAGGAAGTTCTTGTACGGCAGGTTTTGCAATACGAGCACCTCCCTTACCGCCCCCACCTCCAACTCCACCACCCCCACGACCGCTGCCGCTATGAGCACCACGACCGCTGCCGCTATGAGCCCCACGAGCAGCACCACGACCACCACGAGGAGCACCACGACCGCCACGATTTCGGTTACCAGGCATTTCTAAGTTTCAGACCGGGTCTAATTTAAGAGAGTTTCCGCATATTTTAGCCGAGGATATGCGGTAAAAGAAAAATGGTTGAAATAAGTATCAATATAAATGAGTGCTCCGGCGAGACCCGGTATGGGATTAACGGCGATGTTGCCAAATATGGGAGGTGCCGAGCCCGCTTCAAATCGCCCTACTATGAACTTACGTCTCAACAAATTCAGTATGAATATGATTCCTGATGACGGAGTTGTTCTGTTTATTGGACGCCGTGGAACCGGTAAGTCGTGGCTTATCAAGGACTTAATGTGGTATAAACAGAAGTTTCCGATTGGAACAGTATTCTCTGGTACTGAGGGAGCGAATGCGTTCTATTCTACGATGGTGCCAAGTCTGTTTATTCACGATGAGGTCGTTCCGCAGACAGTATCCAACGTACTCAAGCGTCAAGAGGCGATTACAAAGCAGATTCGCAAGGAGACAGAAATACGGGGGTCCTCGCAACTAGACCGTAAGGCGTTTATCATTATGGACGATTGCTTGTATGATAATCGCTGGGTGAACGATAAGTTTATTCGTTCGCTATTTATGAACGGTCGTCATTATGGACTTCTGTACATTCTTGCCATTCAGTATGTGATGGGTATTCCGCCGGTTCTAAGAGGACAGGTGGATTACGTATTTATCCTACGTGAAAATCAGGTCTCAGCTCGCCGTCGTATTTACGAGCAGTTTGCTGGTATTTTTCCAACATTTGAGCTGTTCTGCCAGATTATGGACCAGTGTACAGAGGATTATGAGTGCCTAGTAATTCACAACGGTGCACATACGAATAAGATTGAGGATTGTGTATTTTGGTACAAGGCGCAGCCACATCCTGAGTTTAAGATTGGGTCACGGGACCACTGGGTACGGTCGGCAGAGT